AATCACTTGTATAATTGGTATACTTCACAGAATGAGGCAGCACCTGTACAAGAATCTGTACAAGTTGATGTACCACTTGAATCAGTACCTGATACAGAAATTGTATACGTTGAGCAAACAAAGAAACGAGGCAGAAAACCAAGATAGAATGAATTATTATTTAATCATAGCATTCGTTAAACAAATCAAATCAAAAACCAATGGAACAAACCAAATCAAAAAAAATCCGTCTAGGTAGTGGTAAGAAAAGAAACCCGACATGGCTAACTGCTTCAATATGCCTATCGGAAGCACACAAACACGCATATCATTTTGAAGGTAAGGATTATGTTAGTATCAATATTAACATAGCAGATGCCCCCAACGATTATGGCAAAGATGTGTCAATCACATTGAATGACTACAAGAAAGCCACAAACGAAACATCTGACCTACCTTTTTAATGAAGCCGTACACAAAAATATACCTTAATCATTTCGGTTATGGTATGGAGGACTTTATCCCTTGTGAGTTATGCGGTAATAGAGCAGTTGATATTCACCACATAAACGCAAGGGGTATGGGTTCTACAAAGGACAAAGACACGATAGATAATTTAATGGCATTGTGTAGGTCTTGTCATATTCAATACGGAGATAAGAAACATCATATAGAATATTTAATAGAAACACACAATGGCAAAATCCAAAAGCGATAGCAAAAAAATATCATTCGGTAAAAGAAAAACAGGCAGAGCAAAAAAATCTTTTAATAAACATAGTCCACGACCAAAAGCATACAGAGGTCAAGGGCGATAAAAACAATCACATGAGTCAAGAGTACAAACCCTTCGCACTTAACTTCAACAATGACAAGAAGGTAGTAAGTGTAACCCTGCCACAACAAGAGGCAATCTTTCAACTAGCCGAAGCATTCAGCAAGTGGCTAACCGAAAATGGTATTGAAAATGTAGTAACAGAACAACCTATTTTAGAACCTCAATCCGAAGATTATGGCAACCCAGATGCACTTCCAGTACTTGAAGATAAATAAAGTACAACCGAATCCCGAGAATCCAAGGGTAATAAAAGACCATAAGTATAAAGCATTAGTGAAATCCATACAGGAGTTCCCAAAGATGCTTGAAATACGACCTATCGTTGTTAATACAGATATGGTTATTCTTGGAGGTAATATGCGTTTAAGAGCCTGTCAAGAAGCAGGATTAAAGGAAATACCTGTTATTGTAGCAAAAGATTTAACAGAGAAAGAACAGAGAGAATTCACTATCAAAGATAATGTATCATTCGGAGAATGGGATTGGGATGTGTTGGCTAACGATTGGGATGATAGCGAACTAAATGATTGGGGATTGGATGTGTGGAAGAAGGCAGAAGAAATAGATTTATCAATCTTGAATGAGGATGATTTATCTAGCGACCTATCCGATATGACCAAGAACATTAAGAAAGCCATACAGATTGAGTTTGAACTAGAACACTATGAGGCAGCACAGGAATTAGTTAAATGGTGGAGAGAACAGGGATTGTATATTGGTGGCTTCCTTATGGAAAAGTTGAAAGAGGAAAAGGAAAAGAATGTATAAGATAGCGATTCCTTCATATAAAAGAGTTGATGTATTTGCTAGTAAGACATTGGCATACTTAAAGAAAACCAATATCAGCCTAGACAATGTATATCTATTCGTGGCTAATGAACAGGAGAAGCAGGATTATTCTATTCTAGGATTAAAGAACATAATCGTTGGAGTAGAAACTATACGTAATCAAAGGAACTATATCAGGCATTACTTTCAAGAGGGAGAAATGATATTCAGTTTGGATGATGATATAGCAGGGATATATAAAGCCGTATCAGTAAAAGACCTAGTGCTAGTTACAGAACTACACGAATTGATATTGAGGGGATTTGAATTATCCAAGAAGATAGGCACAAAGTTATGGGGAGTGTCAGCAGTTAAGAATGGCTTATTCATGTTTAACAAGAAGCCGAGTGCTGATTTAAGATATATCGTTGGTGCTTGTTTCGGTCAAATCATAGACCATGACAACTTCCTAACACAGACCATAGATGATAAGGGCGATTATGAAAGGAGCATATTATATTACATTAAGTTCGGTAGTGTATTAAGATTCAACAACATAGCGATTGATACAAACTACTATAAGATGAAAGGTGGTATGCAGATAACACGAACAAAGGAAAGAGTAAAAGCGAGTGGCTTATACCTATTAAATAAATACCCTAATCATTGTCAAGTCAATAATATTAAAAAGAATAAAGAGTTTTTTGAAATCAAATTAAAACACAAGAAATGAAAAATCGTGGCATCATTCTAGAAGATAAGAAGATGGTATATTGGTATCTACCGAAAACCTGTTGCACCACATTGAAAACATATTTCGCCAAAGAGTTGGGATTAACTATACCATATAAGAATGGCAACGAAATGGATATTCATGGACAAGACATTGGATTCAAGTTCACAGAGGAAGTCCTAGATGGATATTACAACTTCGCTTATGTTCGTAATCCTTTTGACAGGGTTATGAGTTTGTATAGCCAAAAGATTTACAAGTCAATGGACAGAAAGGTATTCCCAAATGAAGATATATTCTATATCGGTATGCCATTCAAGGAATTCTTACACGCTATCATAAACATTGAAGAAAAAGAAAGGCACTATTTACCACAATCACAAATGTTACAACAGGGCATTCATATTCATAAGATGGAAAATGATTTGTTCTTAAAGTTATTGAACCCATTGAATGTTAGTCAGTCCATCAATTTTTGGACTCCCGAAACAAAAGATATGGCATACGAATTCTATAAGCAGGACTTTATTAGATTTAACTACTATCCAAACAGACACTAATTATGAAACGCATTGATTTACAGAAGGTTGAACATAGTACCAAGATAGGTTCTAGGTGTGATTATCGTGAGCCGAATGTGAATGAAGATTGTATGTTGTATGAAGATGGCGAACCGATAGGATTTTACATTAGCAAGATGCCTGAACGTATGTGCAAACTTGCCGACATAGCGAATGCGGAGTTCAATAGTAAACGAGTGCCAAAAACAAAACTAGATAGGTCGGATGTGTTGAAAGCACAGATAGAAAATCCTGGAATGACAAGGGAACAGGCAAGGAAGATAGGCACAACACAGATGTCAGTAATACTAGGTAGTGTTCCACCGAAGCCACAATTCATGCGTTACTATGGAACTATATCATCAGTTCATGGGGTTGAATCAGCACAGACATTCATTAAGGCGATGTTGATGTTAGCCAAAGAAAGCGAACAGGTTATCAAGGAGTTGATGCCTACACAATATGAAAAGCAAATGAAATTGTTTGAACCAATGGAGCAGAAGTGGAAGTTCGCTAATATGTTTACAAGTTCTATTTCAAACTACAATATATCAGCACCATTCCATCGTGATACAGGAAACATAGTAGGTGCGGTCAATGTGATTATATGTAAAAGGCTTAATTCACAAGGTGGCGATTTACACGTTCCTGATTATAATGCCACATTCGGACAACAAGATAATTCTATGCTAGTTTACCCTGCGTGGAAGAATGTTCATGGAGTTACTCCTATTATACCATTATTTGAAGGTGGATATAGGAATAGTTTAATATTTTATCCACTCAAAGCATTCTTAAAAAATGAAAGTACAGATTAGATACAAGACTGATGCGAAGCCAACTGATTCGCTTCAATGGAGAGTTGTAATTGCAGGACACGAATACTATGCATCGGAAGTCCATTTATATTGCCCGACACACACGACAAGGGATTGGATTGAAGGAGTTGGCGAGAAGTGGCACATAACCTGTAAAGCAAATGATGTTGATTGGGAAGGCGAAAAATGTATTGTGAAATGAGGCCTGATAAGAAACGACATATAGCCAAGACAATATCCTATCGTATAGTTAGCACGATAATAGGATTCGCTACATTATACCTTGTTAGCGGTTCAGTTACATTAGGTGCTACATTCGGTATCGTTGAGTTGTTATATAAGCCACTACAATATTACATACACGAAAGGATATGGTATAAATA